AATTCAAGGTAAGGAAGATGCCTTGAAGGAAGAAGCTGAGATTCTTAAGGAGGAATTGGAAGACCTTAAGAATACGAAGAAGGAACAGAATGAAATTGATAATGAGAAAGCAAGATATTCTCGTTTTGATCCTGTTTCTAGTGAGCTGTCTGTTTCTATTGACAACGACTCATCTTCTGATTTGTCAAGTTCAGTAGTTGAGAGTGATTCTGTTGTTGATATGGAAATTCCTTTGACTGATTCGCAAAAGAATCCTATTGAGTATGATGAAAATCTTGGTACATATACTTTTACTTCTCAAATTCCTTGGCCGTCAATGGTGGAATATAAGAACATGTTTGGCCCTTACTTGAATGTTAAGAGTATGTTATGTATATTATTCCCCGTTTTGTTTCTTTTGACGATCGTGTGGTTGATGTTTGCTTGTCTTGGAGTGTTTGCTTTGATGGTTCAATACATTCTTGGAGGAATGTTTGGCATCATCATCACTTTATTGATTATCTTTTTTGCAGGATGTTGTTGTACATTGTTTTCTTTTTCTTGTGCTATTCTGTATGTTGTTTGTAGGTATGTATTTAGATTGTTTCGTTTCAAAAACACTTATTCTTTTATAGGTTATTTGGACAAAGATAAGGTGGACCTCAGGACAGATAACCAGGTTCGTTCTGAAGGAAAACATCCTGATGCTGTTTATGCTCGGTTTTCATACACGAGGAAAATTCATGTCTGTCATTCTCATGATTATAAAGATGAAAGCATACTTACGAAATTTTTGATTGTTCCTGTCATTTATTTTGGGGAGAAATTTGCTGAGTATATTCCTGTTTGGCTTCGTGATCGAAATGAGTTGTTAGTTGTCTCTTTGGAGGCCTTTGATCAAGCCAAAGAATTTGCTGTTGTTGATTTTACTTCCACTGATCAGGTCGCTGCAGATAAGATCAAAACTTTTATGAAGAGATTGGGTACTGTTTGGGTGAACAGACACTCAAAATCTGATCCTCTTTATAATACAGTTTTCTTAGTTTGGGCTTATTTTAAGCACAATCAACAGAAAACT